AGTTATTAGCACAGGCAAAAAAGTTAGGATATGTTAAATAAAGGAATACACACTAAATATTTATTAGATTATAAATACGGAAGAATACGACAAGGTCTGGGCATAGATTGTCATCTGGATAAGCATTTAAGATTTAAACCTAAACAACTCAACATCATTTTAGGACACGATAATGTCGGAAAATCTTACTTCGTTTTTTGGTACTTTCTTACACTTGCATTAAAGCACGATTTAAAGTTTTGTTTATGGGCCGGAGAGAATCAGTACGGACAAATAATGAGAGATATGATACAGATGTATTCTGGAGTACCTTTTAAAGAATTAGAAGATACACAGATAAGAAGTTACTCAACTTATTTAGAGCAGTATTTTGATTTTATAGATAATTCTAAACTATATACACCAGCCGAACTATTAGAGGAGTTTAAAAAAACGGATGCAGACTGTTGTTTGATAGACCCCTTTACAGGATTGAGCAGACAATATGGATATGAGGGCAACTATGAGTTCTTAAATATGGCAAGGCAGTTTGTAAACGAAACAGGAAAGACAATATACATAAACACTCATCCAACATCTGAAAGCGGCAGACAAGGCAATTTATTCCCTAAAGGTCACATGTGGGAAAACCACCTTAAGCCACCAATGGCTGCTTATGTTGAGGGTGGCAAGAGCTTTTTAAATCGGTGCGATGACTTCATAACAATACATAGACTCGTAAAACACGAATCAATGAAATATGTTACTTTAGTGTCAGTAGATAAGATTAAAGACACAGACACAGGTGGAGAACAAACCTTATTGGAAGATTATATTTTTTGTGATTTCAATAGAGGTTTAGGCTTTGAATTGTATGGTGTAAACCCTTTAAATAAATTAAGATAATGGATACTTTAGAAATACTTAAAGCAAAGATAAACCTACAAACAACTATTATAAAGTTTACAAGTAGCATAGAGGAGTTACAAGCAAAGCATCCAGAACGTAAAGATTTAATTGATTCTATGTTAGACTCACTTGAAGACATCAGTCACTTTCAATCCGTGTTTGTGCAGTTTGAAGACCAATATTTATTAGAATGTAAAAGTAATTTACGTTTACAGATGGTTATAAGTGAACAAAAACACGAATTAGATAAACTAAATATTTTAGTAGAAAACTTAAAAGAGGGTATATAATGCCACGTTGTAAAAACTGCAAAGAAAAATTTGAAGTAAAACACTTCAATCAGAAGTACTGCTTTAAAAGTGATTGTGTCAAGGTATGGGTAGAAACTGCAAAGGTCAAGAATTGGAAGAAAGAAAAGAAGAAATTGAAAGAAGAACTTGAAACGGTGCAAAGCTTAACTAAAAAAGCACAGGTATACTTCAATGCGTACATAAGAGCAAGAGATGAAGAAAAAGGTTATCCGTGTATATCTTGTGGCAAAGTATTACGCAAAGGAAACATAGATGCAGGACATTATTTTTCTGCTGGTGGATTCGGTAGTGTCAGATTTTCGGAGTTTAACGTTCACGCACAATGCAGTAGACCGTGCAACAAAGATAAAAGTGGCGATTTACTGAATTATCAAATAGGTATAGAAAAACGAATAGGAGGCGAAGAACTAATAAAATTACACGAAGAAGCACACAAGATAAGAAAGTACACAAGAGAAGAATTGAAACATATAATAGAAACCTATAAACAAAAAAAGAAAGATGTCAGAGGGATTGATTAGAAACACGAATCAAGTTAAACAGGCTATTGACTTTGTAGGTGCAGAATGGAAAGATATACACCCAAGCGATATAGACGCAGTTCTGGAGTTTGATAATGAGCATCTGATACTATTTGAAATAAAGAGAAAAGGTTATAGCATACCCAAAGGTCAAAGGTTGCTACTTAAAAGGATAGTAGATTGTTGGCAACGTAAAGGCAAAGCAATCATATTAAAAGGAGAACATCAATGTAATGATACAGAAACGATAATATTGCAAGATTGTGAGCTTACTGCATTGTATTATTGTGGATTCTGGAGAAAGCCAGACTATCAATTATCTATTGGAAAGGCTATGGATTTATTAGGAAAACATTGGGATATAAAAAAAATGTTAAAATAATTTCATTTTATAGTTGTATAAACAAAATAAAGTATTATATTTGTGTATACAAATTAATTAAAACACTTAAAAATGACAAATTTAGAATTTCAAAAAGTAGAATTAAAGCAGTTAAATAAAGAAGATTACTTGCAAAAAATCAATTGGGCATTAGATAACGATATTGTAGTAAATGTTAATAGTGATATTTATGAAGTTAAAAAAGAGAATTGGGGAGAGCTTGTAGTTGTATGCATTGATAATGGTTCTTGTTTTGGTTTACAAGATGAAGAAATAATGCAATGCTACATAAACAAGTGGGATGTAAGAGAAAATGAAGAGTTAAGAGGTTTTAATATATATGCATAAATTAATCAAATAAATAAATACGTTATGAAAGAAACACTATTTACAAGACTGGCAGTAATCCAGCAAGAGTTAAAAGCTCCGAAGAATCAATTTAACAAATTTGGCAATTACAAATATCGTTCCTGTGAGGACATTATGTTAGCCGTTAAGCCACATCTCAACGGATTGGTATTAAGTCTATCTGATGAGGTTAAAGAAGCTGCTGGATATATGTATGTAGAAGCAACTGCAATGCTAACAGATGGCGATAAGGTGCAGATAGTAAAGGCACAAGCTGGTATAGACCCAAATCGCAAGGGAATGGATATAGCACAGGCATTTGGAAGTAGCAGTAGTTATGCTCGGAAGTATGCTTTGAATGGCTTATTTTTGATAGATGACACCAAAGATAGTGACGCTACTAATAAGCACGATAAACAAACGTCTAAACCAAAGATGTCAAATGACAGATTTAAAGAAGCTTTAGTTGCTATTGATGACAAGAGATATACTCTGGAACGTCTAAAAAACGAATGGGCATTAACACCAGCACAACTCAAACAACTATAAGATGCTGAAGATTAGATGTAGTGCGTTGGGTAAAATAATGACCAATAGCAGAAGCAAGTCCGAAGTATTGAGTAAGACTTGCAAGACCTACCTACAGGAATTGGCAATAGAAGAAATGTACGGAATCAAAAAAGAATTTTCAAGCCGTTACACAGACAAAGGCAATTTAGTTGAACGTGAAAGTATTGATTTAGCACAAGATGTTTTAGATTATGGATTTATGTATAAGAACGAAGAACATTTTAACAATGATTTTTTAACAGGTACGCCAGATGTAAACACGGATAGTATACTTTTAGATGTAAAAAGTAGTTACGACGCAACAACGTTTCCATTCTTTGCAGAAGATATACCAAACAAAGACTACTATTATCAATTACAGGGCTATATGGCGCTCTGTAACAAACGCAAATCAGTTCTTGCGTATTGTTTAGTCAATACTCCAGAAGAAATCGTTGAGGATGAGGTAAGGCGTGAACATTGGAAGAATCATTTAATAGATGAATCTGAAGAACTGCGAACAGATGTAGAAGCCAAACACAACTTTGACCATATACCAACAGAAAAACGAATCAAGACGTTTGAAGTAAGATATGACAAGGATGTAATTAAAGCTATCTACGACAGAATAAAAGAATGTAGAGAATATTACAAAACACTAATTAATTAATATGGTAGAAAGTATAATTAATAAAATGTCAATAGAATTATCAAGTAAAATATCTGATTATGCTGTTTATGACATTGAAGAAGTTGCAACTTTAATAAAAGTAGAAGTTAAATTTTTACTAAAAGATATAATGTTAGAATATGCAACACAACAAGAAAAAGAATATTTAAAGCTTCTTGATGAACAAAGCAAAAATAAAATAGGAAGTTTATCTTATGTTAAGTTAGGCTATAAACTTTCAGCAGCAAAACAAAAAAAAGCAGCAGCAAACAGGTCTGCTCATAATATGAATAAACAAGACGAATTATATTATTTAAAAAAGTTTATAAGTAATAAGTTTGGTAAAAAAGTTTTAAAAGAATTTAACATTGCAAAGCTTAATAAAAGTATTGATAATTTGCCAATTTATAAAACAAGATGAAAACACGAAAGACTGATATTGTTACAATAAGAGTAACAGAAGAACAAAAGAAGCTTTTAAAACTAAAAGCAAGGCGCACACGAAAGACGTTAAGCGCATATATAATAAGTAAAACAATAGATTAAGTTATGGAACAGAAAAACAACACAGGAGCAATCTTTAAAAACGATTACAAAAAAACGGATTCACAACCAGATTACAAAGGTAAAGCTTTGATTGATGGTGTGGAGAAAGAAGTAGCTCTCTGGGTAAACGAATCAAAGAACGGAACAAAGTACTTTAGCGCAAAGTTTAGCGCACCTTATCAAGCAGAAGTAGAGCAAGGGGGAACACAAGCCGATAACAAGGCAAAAGAAGCTATGAGGTCGACATCGGATGACCTACCATTTTAAGTAGCGATTAATTTGTATAAGGAAGCCATCTTAACAGGTGGCTTTTTTCATTTAACATCATTTGATATTATTATCTATCAATAAATTGGGTAAAGAATAGGGGAAGAAATAGGGGAAACAATTTTAATGTATTTATGTAATGCCTGTATATAAAGGGATAGACATAAAAAAGTTATGGTTCAAAGTGGACAACGACTAAAGTCATTAGTTATCAACAACCATCAGTTCACAAGTTCGTCTTTATAGTGTTAAAAAATAATCACTACATTTGTTTAGATACTAATCAATGAAATGGCTAACAGAAGTCGCTAAATATCACAAAGACTATTTAAGGATAGTCCGAAGCTATGGCGAGGATGTTTATGCAGAAGACATAGTGCAAGAGATGTATTTGAGGCTACATAAATACGGAGATGTAAGCAAGATACTACATAAAGACGGAGAGGTAAATAAGCCATACATTTATTGGACGTTAAGAAACATCTTTAAAAGCTTGTGTATGGAAAGACAGAAACATCAAAAGGTAGATTTAGACGAGATTAAACACCTTACCGTTGAATACGATTACATCTCTAAAAAGGAAGCAGAATATTTATTAGAAGCAAAGCTATCTGATGAGATGGATTCTTGGCATTGGTATGATAAAGGCTTATTCAAGTTATATAGGGACAAGGAATGGAGTTTTAGAGAGGCATCCAAAGAAACCAAGATAGGAACTAAAAGCATATTTAGTACAATTAAATACTGCAAACAAAGATTGAGAGATAATTGTGCAGAAGATTATGAGGATTACATAAACGAGGATTACGAAAAAATATAAATAATGGAGAAAAACACGGAATACTATTTATCATTAGACAAAAGGTCTAAGGAGTACAAAGATTGGAAGAAGCAACAACCAAGTGAGGGGTTAGGAGATACGATTGAAAAGATAACAGAAGCTACAGGCATAAAGAAAGCAGTTGAATGGTTAGCTGGAGAAGATTGTGGGTGTGATAAACGTAAGGAGTCCTTAAACAAGATATGGAGATACAGAAAAACGAACTGCCTAACAGAAGCAGAATACGAATGGCTATCAGACTTCTTTTCTAAAGGTGGTACATATAGACCAAGTGGCAAAAGAAAACTATTCACTATATACAACAGAGTATTTAATGCAAAGCAAGGAGATACAACCTGTAAGAGCTGCATTAGAGATATAGTCAATAAGATGCGTAAAGTTCACGAAGCATATAATGATTAAGATAGTAGGGCATCCAATAAGACATAAGAAAAGAATCAAAGAAATACAAGCAAGGTTTTTAGATTCTGGAGCAGAGGTTGAGGTATGCTATGAAAACACGAATCATATAACAATAACAAATGAAGACAGAGAAAGTAAAGATAGGGAAGATAAAGAATAACCCTAACAACCCAAGACTAATTAAAGACGATAAGTTTAAGAAGCTTGTTAAGTCAGTTAAGGAGTTCCCAGAGATGTTAGAAATAAGACCAATAGTAGTTGACAAAGACAATATTGTATTAGGTGGGAATATGAGATTAAGGGCTTGTCAAGAGGCTGGACTAAAAGAAGTTCATATAATACAAGCAGATAAACTTACAGAGAAACAACAAAGAGAATTCATAATAAAGGATAATCTTGGCATGGGCGAATGGGATTGGGATGATTTAGCAAATCATTTTGACGCTTCAGATTTAAACAGATATGGCATAGAAGTGCCAGAATTAACAGAAATGGAGGAGGTAACTGAGCCAGAAATTGCTTTTAGCGAATATTTAGGAGAGTCCAATAACTATGTAGTTTTATTTTTTGACAATGAAATCAATTGGCTTCAAGCTCAAACTCATTTTAATTTGTCCAGTGTCAGCTCTAAAAGAAGTAATGGCAAGGCATGGTCTACAGGAATCGGCAGAATAATCAATGGGGAGGAATATTTTAATAGCTTAAAATGAAAAAAACAAAGGTAAGGGAACGGATATATTTGTCCTTAGATGAATTAAATCAAATGGAAATAGATATATTAAATCGCAGACATGTCGAAAGATATGCTATGATTCGACAATGGTGCTATAGCAATGTATTAGATATTAGTTGTGGCTCTGGATATGGTACACATTTGATTTCAAAAAATCCAGATGTAAATAAAATTACAGGAATGGACATAGATAAGGGTGCTATTGAATGGGCAAAGAAACATTTTGCTAATAATAAATGTTTATTTGAGCAAGAGAACATAGAAAAAGTAAATCAGAATTTTGATTGTTTGGTCTGCATTGAAACTATAGAACATTTAAAAAACCCTCAGATAGTAAATGATTTGTGCGAAAGATGTAATATAAAAACTATTTTTATAAGCTATCCAAGTAAGAAAACTACTCATTACAATAAATACCACTATCATGATTTCAACGATAGCGATATAATTAAGATATTTAAAAATTATAGTTTGCAGGACAGTATAGATTTGCATAGAGAGGTAAGGATATTAAAATTTAAAAGAAATGTATAAAATATATTGCGCATCATATAAACGGGCTGATATTTGTAAGACACACAAATATATCAAAGACATTACTTATGTAGTAATGGAAAGCGAGGCAGATGAATATAGAAAAATACATGACAAGGTTTGGGCTATTCCAGATAAGGTACAAGGTAATTTGGCAAGGGTTTGGAATTATATTCTAAATCATGCTAACGAAGATAATATTATTACTATTGATGATGATATTAAACACTTTGGTAGATGGAATGGAAATGTAAAAGTCAAGTTAAATGAACAGGAAGTTTATAGAATGGTGCAAGAGGGGTTTCAATTAGCTAAGGACTTAGATGTGGTTTATTGGGGTTTAAATTGTTTAGCGGACAAAGGAGCATATAGGGAATATACTCCATTTGGCATGACTTGTTATATAGGTGGCCCATTTCAAGCACATCGAAATAACCCATTAAGATATGATGAAGTAATCTACCTCAAAGAGGATTATGACATGTCTATTCAAGTCTTGAATTCATACAGAAAAAATCTTAGAATGAACATGTACCATTATGTATGTGAACAAGCTACAATAAAAGGAGGATGTGCGGACTATCGTAATGTAAAAAAGGAAATGGAGCAAAATAAGAAATTGCAAAAAAAATGGGGCGGTAAAATTGTACGATTTGATAAGAGCAATAAAAGCTCAAAGCAAAAAACTTATGACATCAATCCAATAATTAACATACCAATAAAAGGAGTATAATATGGCTAACGAAGAAAACTTAATAAGATACAAGAAAGGACAAAGTGGCAATCCTAAAGGAAGACCAAAGGGAAGCAAGAACAGAAGCACAATTGCTAAGAAATGGCTTGATATAGAACAGAATTTAAAAAACCCATTGACAAGCAAAGTGGAAAACATGAGCCAAGAGGATTTAATGACTTTGGCTTTAATCAAGAAAGCAAGAACAGGAGATGCTACTGCATACCAAAAGCTTTTAGATAGTGCTTATGGCGCACCTGTACAACAGATAGAACAAACCAATATAGAGCAACCTTTATTTCCAGATGTTAAAGAGGACAACGGCAATAGATAAGATATTAGCGTTAAAAAAACGAATCAAAATTATTCAAGGTGGCACAAGTGCTGGTAAGACGTTTGGTATCTTGCCTATCCTTATACACAAAGCAGCAGACACACCTAACACAGAAATAAGCGTAGTAGCTGAATCAATACCACATTTAAGAAGAGGAGCGTTAAGGGACTTCTTAAAGATTATGAAGTGGACTAATAGATACTTTGATGACAGATATAACAAGAGCCATTTAAGATATGACTTTGCTAATGGTAGTTTTATTGAGTTCTTTAGTGCAGATGACTCAAGCAAGTTAAGAGGAGCAAGAAGAGATATCTTGTATATTAACGAGTGCAACAATATAACCTTTGATGCTTACAATGAGATGGCAATCAGAACACGAAAGGAAGTGTATCTTGATTTTAACCCTGCCAATGAGTTTTGGGTACACACCGAACTAAAACACGAATCAGATGCAGACTTCATTATCTTAACGTACAAGGACAATCAAGGACTTGATGAGGGTATCGTACAACAAATAGAAAAGAATCGCTTAAAAGCAAAGACAAGCACTTATTGGGACAATTGGTGGCGTGTTTATGGAGAGGGCAGAATCGGTCAATTACAAGGAGCAGTATATACCAACTATTCAATCATTGATAAAATACCAGAGGAGGCGAGATTAATAGGCATAGGATTAGACTTCGGATATAGTGCAGACCCAACGGCAATCATTGAGATATACACCTATAATAACCAAAGGATATTAAACGAGATAGCATACCAAACGAAACTGCTTAATTCTGACATAGCAAGAATATTGCCTGTAAGCGTTCCAATAGTAGCAGATAGTGCAGAGCCTAAAAGCATAGAAGAAATACGCAGAGAGAAACACGGAGTACTAATTAAGGGTGCTACTAAAGGAAAGGATTCAATCAACTATGGTATAGATGTAATGCAAAGGCAAGATTATCTGGTAACAAAGAGCAGCACAAACCTCATCAAAGAATTAAGGTCATATTGCTGGGATACTGATAAAACAGGTAAGCGTCTAAACAAACCCATTGATAATTTCAATCACGGCTTGGATGCAGTACGCTATCATGAGATGGATACATTAGGGTTAAATAAGAATTATGGAAGCTATTCTATTAAGTAGCTACGGATAACAAAAACAAGAATATTTAGTTATTAATATAAGAAGATGAAGATAGACATAACATTACCTACAGATTTAAGCGAGATACCGTTAACACGATATCAGACCTTTATTGATATGCAAGGTAAGAGCAATGATGAAGAGTTTATAGCACAGAAAATGATACAGATATTTTGTAGTATAGAGTTAAAGGAAGTTATGAACATTCAGTTAAAGGACTTAAATGAATTGATAGTACACTTCACAGAGGTATTTAAACAGAAGCCGAAATTAAGACGTCACTTTAAATTAGGGGAGCATACCTTTGGATTTATTCCTAATCTGGAGCATATAAGCTTTGGAGAGTATGTAGACATAGAACACAATTTACAAGATTGGAAAACATACCACAAGGCGATGGCAGTAATGTTCAGACCAATTAAAGAGCAGTATAAAGACAAGTATTCTATAATAGATTACGAGCCAAATGAAGATATGCAAGAACTGATGAAGTTTGCTCCTTTAGATATTGCCATAGCAGCAAGTGTTTTTTTTTACGATATCGCGAAAGAATTACTAAACGCTACGCTCAACTATTTACAGAAAGAGATGAAGACAATGACCAACTCAATGAGTTCAACGAAAGAGTTCAATTTGGCAAAAAATGGAAATGGTACTCAAGCATCTATCAATGCGCTCAAGGAGATGTCACAAGGATTGATGCAGTTACAAAACTCCAATTATCTCAATGTCTTACCTATCTCACATTTGAGAAAGAGAAAAACGAAATTGAAGCCAGAGAGCTTAACAGAAAAATGAAAAGATAAACTATGAACTACTTCGATATAATAGACAAATTAAGAACACACTTTGAGAATGATGAATTAATATCCACCGTATCACAAGGGGACATTTTTGACGTTGACCTAAATAAGCAGACAATCTTCCCATTGGTGCATATTATAGTCAATACTGCAACCTTTGAGAATAACGTTATTAGATACAATTTAAGCATCCTGGCAATGGATATAGTAAACGTATCAAAAGACGAAACCACAGATAAGTTCAATGGCAACAATAACGAGTTATATGTACTCAATACTATGTTAGCAGTTCTTAACAGATGCTATGAGTTGTTAAGGAGAGGAGACTTGTATTCAGATGCTTTTCAAGTAGATGGTACACCAACCTGTGAGCCATTCACAGAACGTATGGAAAACAACCTAACAGGGTGGACGTTGACTTGTGATATATTAATCCCTAATGATATGACTATCTGCTAATGAAGAAAGGCGAAGTACAAAAGTTATTAGATAGCTTTAGAGATAAGGTTATAAAGGAAGCTAAACAAGGTCTGCCAAGAGATACAGGCACACTTGCAAATAGCTTAAAGTCTTATGTTAAAGAATCGCCTAATAGTGTACAGATAACTTTTCAAATGAAAGGATACGGATGGTTTCAAGATAGAGGGGTTAAGGGTGTAAAGAGTGGTAAAAGTTTAAGTGGCTATAGATTTGGAACAGGTAGTGGAGAAAGTGGTGGATTGACTAAAGGCATTAATCAGTGGGTGCAAAGGAAGAAGTTCCAATTTAGAGATAAAGAGGGCAAGTTCTTAAGCTATGAGCAAACGGCAAGAACAATAATACGGAGCATCTGGAATAAGGGAATTAAGCCAAGTATGTTCTTTACTAAACCATTTGAAAAATACTATAAGAAGCTACCTAAAGAAGTGACAGAGAAGTATGCACTTGATATGGTTAACTTATTCAATACGATTACACAAGAAAACTTTAAACAACTAAAATGAAATTATCAAGAAGTCCATACATTATAGAAGTAGACGATGCTACACAAACAGGAAGTAAAATTGAATTATTTTTAGCTGCTGATGTAGGCACTGCAAATCCAACTTACACACTATCTAAATTAATTCCAGCTTCTAACAACACAAAAACTTTTTATAATATTTCGCCTTATGTTCGTGAGTATTATTCTTTTACGGTGTGGCAAAGTGCAACAGGTTTAGCTTATGGCATAGACACAAACACGGATTATTTAGTAGACTATGAAGTGAAGTCATATAACTTGATAGGTGGAACGTATGTATTAGATACAACAGAAACAGGAACTTTTGTAGATGGCTATAACTACTATATGGATGGATACAATTCAACAACGCCAATAGCACTTTTAGATGAGGGTACTTATTTTTACAACTACGATGCTACAATACCAACAACACAAGGTAATGGTTTATGGGGCAGTTTTGATTGTGAATTAAGTATAGGAGATGTTGTGAAGTATACTGATTTAGTAACAGGCGCAACGTTTACAGAAACGGCTACAACAGATGGAGTAAAAAGCTATGCAAGAGCCTATTTAACTTATGCACCAAATGGTAACAAAGTAGAAATCTTAATAGGTGGCGTAACAGAACGGTGGACTGCATACTTTAAGCCACAATGCGAACCAAAGTATCAGCCAGTAGTTGTGGATTTTATTAATCGTTATGGTAGTTGGTCAAGAATATTCTTTCAAAAAGTAAAGAAAAGAAGTATCAACGTAAAAACGAATGAATACAAATTCAATCCAAGCGCATTACCTTACTATCCTAACTTGTCTGGCGATGGACAATTTAAGGAGTTTAACATAAACGCAAAAGAAACTATTAAGCTAAATACAGGTTGGGTAAATGATGACTATGGCGATTATATACAACAGATGTTATTGAGTGAAAAGGTGCTTCTATTAGATTACGAGGTAAACACGAACTACACTCCTGTAAAAGCCAAAACTAAATCACTGCAAAAACAAGTAGGATTAAACGATGGAATGATTAACTATGAGATGGAGTTTGAATTTGCTTACGATTTAATTAACAATGTAGTTTAATGAGAACGGTACAAGTATACATAGAGGGGCAAAGACTTGATTTATTCAAAGACGAAATAATAAGCGTCACAAGTAAACAGCAAGATATCCAAGATATTAGCAAAGTATTTACTGACTATTCACAAAGCTTTAGTGTTCCGAGTTCAATTAAAAATGATGCAATATTTGAACACTTCTATCAGAATGATGTAGATAGCACAATAGACTACAACATAAGAAGAGATGCATACATAGAAATAGACTTAACAACATTTAGACGTGGAAAAATAAGTTTAGAAAAATCCGAAGTAAAAGATAACCAACCTTATAGTTATCAGATTACTTTCTATGGAGATATTACAAGTCTAAAAGACAAATTTGCAGACGATAAACTACAAGACTTAACACTTCTTAACATATACGCACACGACTATACTGCAACAGAAATAGAAAATAGAGTTACAGATGGTGCTACAAATTACGTTGTACGTTATCCACTAATCACAAGAAGATAT